TTCCCCCTAATAGGCCAATACGCCGGTGTCTAGCACCCCGTATAGGCTTGAGTCTAGTATAAAGCCGTCTATTATCGGCTCTAGTGTGGTTAGTGTCGTTTTCCAGCTGTTAGGCGTAATTGCCATACTTACGCCAAACACCTGTAAAGTCTTAGTTAAAGTAGATGACCCGGGTTGGTTTGTAGTAATAGTTATAGGGTCAAAAAAATCTAAATCTAGGGCGGCGATTATGCCGGCATTATAGTTATCTGTGTATAAATCTAAGGTAATGGCATCACATCTAATAGAGGTTTCTTTACGGCTAGCTACATAGGCTTGGGCGTAATCTAGGGCCGCGGCGTCTGTCTGCATTAGTAGATTTTGTTGGTTATAGCTGTGGGTAAAGTATTTATCTATGCTTGCTTGGTCTATGGCTAGCTGTGTAGTGCCGCCTGCCCTAGTTATAGAGGCTGCGTTAAATACCAACGTATCGTCTAAACGCCATACGGCATCAAAATAACCTATATTAGTGCCGTTATCGTTAAATACGGTAGGTGTGCCGCCTATGCTAGCTGTAGTAACTTGCCTATCTTGAAATACAAAGCTACCGGTAGCATCTACATAAAGCGCCCCGTACTCACTTAGGGTAACCGTCTGCATAGCTGCAAGGCTGGTACGGGCTGTGCCGGGGTCTGCCTGTAGTGTAGTTAAGCCCGCGTCTACATCACGCATAGAGCTAGGCCAACCTATCTGGTCTAAAATCTGGTTAATGCGTGTGCCGGATAAGTCGCCCGCGGTAGCCCCTGTAACTGTAGCTATTTGTGCATTTTGGGCAAGTCTAAACGCATCTACCGCTGTAATTGTGGTATAAACAACGTCTAACGCATTTTTAGGCGTAGTAGTGTTATAGCTAGTGATAAAGCCGCTAAAGATAGGGTAAGTAACGCTGTTATAAGTAGCTGATATAGCTACCTTACGCATAGGGTCAAGCAAGCCAAAATAAGGCCCGCTAGGGTTTTGAGGGTTAAAATCGCCGTTTTGGTCTACTATTCTTAAAGTTAGTGTACCTGTTTGGAATTGGTCGGCCTGTGGGTTACGGCCTCTGTTAGTTTGTATTGTATCTACTACGTCAGACACATCTACAATTACAGCCGCGCTATCGCTTAGTATGTTTGTATCTAATATGCCTTCATCTAAAATCATAGCTTGGGCAAAACTAGGGCCAGTACTAAAGTTAATAATAGCGTTTATAACTGGCAGGGTCATAGCCCACCGGTGTAACGCAACGGGTCGCCCTTGCGCTCTAGGTCTAATATAGCTCTTTGTACGGCTAGGCTTATTGTGTCCTCACTACCTACTACACCTGCATTTACGTTTACGTTATAGGTGTTGCCTCTTTCTTCACCTCTACGGAATCCGGCAACGTCAAACCCTGCACCTATGCCAGCTGTATCAAATATGCCCATAGCTCTTAATCTTGCTTGTTCATCACCTAGCACATTTAGCGCGTTTGTACTTAAAGCATCTGTAAGCGTATCTATCTGCTCTTTTAGTAAAAAGTTAATACCCGTACCTGTGCTAGTGGCTAAACGTAAGCTAGTTAGTGTTGCAATTTCATCTGCTATTTTAGACGTAGCTATAGCCGGTGATGCTGGATTAAACGGATTTTGTACAAGCGGGCTACCTGGTACATTACTTGTTTTAGGCGGAACTTGAGGCGGAATTATAGGCGGAACTATAGGCGGAACTATAGGCGTATTAGGATTAACACCTGAATTAAAGTTTAATTTTATACCTGCCATTTTACCAAGCAATAATAGAGCTTCTTCTAAATTATCTATATCTATTAACTTTTTAGGGTTCATAGCGTTTATTATTTTTTCTATATCTTGTAACTTAAACTCTTGGTTTTGCAAAGCGCCAAGTATTGCTAAATCTAAATTAAGTTTTTTAGCAAGGCGGGTAGCAGCCTCTACATCTTTAGCAGCTATAGCATCTTCAAGCTCTGCCATAGTCTTTTTAATAGATAAGCGGGTTAGGTCATTAGCTAGCTGTAATTTTTGCTGGTCTGTTGCATTTACCCCTAGCCTGTTTATTTCATCTTGCTTAGCTAATAGCGCTGCCTGTACCTGTATTTTATCTAGGTCAAAAATGTTTTCACCCTTGCCTAAAGCTAGGGCAGCTTTATCTAACTTGGCTTGTAGCTCTTTTTGTTTTGTTTTTTCTTTTTCGGCGTTAGCTTGTTTTTTAGCTAGGTCTGCTAATTGTTTAGCACGGGCTAAAGCTGCTTTTTCTAATCTAGCCATAGCCTCTTTTTGTTTTTTCTGACTTGCAGTTAATTTATTTGTTTCTGTTGGCGTATTTATATTTATGCCAGCTGATACGCCTGCAAAACCGCCAAAAATATTTTTAGGTAGATTTTTTAGCGCTCTTAAAAGGGTAGGTATTCCCGTTACTGCCGCGCCCGTAGCCCTTGCAAGATTAGCTACGCCTGTGGCTACTATTTCTATACCTTTAGCAGCATCACTAGCCTCAGTACCGCCGGCTATCATAGCAAAGGCATCTACTAAACCGCCGCCTATAATTTCACTAGCATTACCCCCGGCTATGCTTAGAACTTCCATTTGATAAGCTGTGCTACTTAAATAATCTTCAGCTGCTCCGGCACTTTGTTTTAGCAATACACCTAATACCTCAGAAAATGACTTACTTTCTATTTCAGCTCTAGTTAAGCCAGTACTATATTTTGCTAAACCTTTATTTGACCCTACATAGGCTTTAGCTAAATCATTTGCAACAGTAGCTAAATCTACGCCGCTAGCTCTACTTATTGTTATAGCATTGTTTAATAATTCTTGTGATTTAGTTAATGAGCCTGTAGTAGTTAATAAGTTTTGAAATGCTGGCCTTAAAACATCATCTGCTATAGCTGACGTTTTTTCTAAATCTGCTATAAACTTACTAATAGCAGGGTTAGCAAAACCTATGCCTAGATTTTCTACGGCTCTACTTAAACGGTTAGCGGCTTTTTCGTCCTCACTAAATGCCTTTACAGCCGCTTTACCAAACGCTACAACAGCGCCTACAGCAAAGGTTACGCCAAACGTTTTACCTAGCGTTTTTACATTTTTTTGTAATTTTTTTACACTTTTTTCAGACTCTAAAAAGCCTTTGCCCGTTGCTTGGCTGACTATATTTATTAGTAATTCGGTAGCCATTATGCCGCCATATATTCTTCAAAAGTAGCTTTAGCATTTTCTATAGCTTTTACTACGGCAGTTAATGCTACGCCGTTATCCTCTGCCCAAGCCCTATACATAGCACGGCCTATTTGTTTACGGCTAGGTCTGCCTTGCATACCTTTAGGCCTTGCATTAACTAAAGGTCCTGTACTGTTTAAGTTAGCTATAAATTGCTGGCCAGCATTAGGGTTTAGACTTTGTGAATATTGTTTACCGGTATTTGTTGTTTGGTCATAAATGCCATTTTTATAACGGTCTACTACAGGGCCTTGTTTTCTACCGTCTGGATTTAAGCGCCCGGCAGTTTCATATATTGCACCGCCTGCGTTAGCCTGTTGTATTCTAGCTAAAGATACAAAGCCAGATTTATTAGGCCTAGACGGTGTTACTCTGTAACCTAAACCGCGTTTAGCATCACTACTACTAAAGGTTGGAAATGGCCTATAATTTATTGTACCTATGCTAGCTGTGCCTTTAACCCACCCGCTTAATAATCTTGCATCTGCCGGTATAAAACCCCTAGCTCTAGCTACTACAGGGCGTAGCGCATTAGCCATTTCATCTTGAGTTTCTTTAGCTAAATCTGGCATATATTTTTTTAGTGCAAGTCTAAGCTCTAGGGCGTTTTCTACCTCTGTTGGCATCTTGCACCGCCTTTGCTCTGTCTGATAAAACCTTTAATATATTCTTAAACATTACATCATCTAAATCTAGCAAGTATTGGGGCGGTATTCCGGTTTCTACTGCAACTTGTGCAATTAAATAACCAAAACTACCGCGCCCAACTATTCCAGGGGGTCATCATCTAAAACCTCAACTTTAGCTAAGGTTTCTAAAAACTCTGCCCCAAAACTTTTTACTACTTCCCCGCTAGTGCGTAAACACTCCCAAGCAAGCCAGTAAACATCACTTTGTTTTTCATCATCTCTAAAGGCTTTATGAAAACCTTTTTTTGCATACAGCTCAAAGGCATACTCAATACGGGGCGTAATCTTATGCTCGGTTACGCTGCCGTCTGCCCTTGTTATTTTAAGTTTTGCCATTGTGTGCCCCTTTGTCTAGTTGTTATGGTGTGGTGTCTACTACGATAGCTGAGTTACAAGTAAATGTAATGCTCTGTGTAGAAATATCGCCAACAGCGCCGTTAATATCTGTAGTGTTATTAACTAATACTGTGGTTTGATATTCTGGGTTAGCTGCCGACACGGCGGCGCTAGTTTGCTTTAGTGTTAGCGGTACTGTAGTACCCCACGCGGCTTGCAGGGTTTGTAGTACCTCACTTGTAGCAGTATCGTTAAGAAAATCTATAGTAATAGTGCTTGCCTCTAACCCTTTTACAAAGCGGTGCGCGCTATCGCCCATAGCCGTGACCTCAAGCTCATCAAAGCTACGGTTAATAGTCGCGCTAGTAACGTGGTCTGATAAGTCCACGCTATTAAGCGTAACTACTACGCCGTTAGATAGGAAAATTGCCATTTGTTATACCTCTGTTTCTTGTGTCGGTGTTTGTACGGGTGTTTCTTTTTTCTTTGTTTCTTTAACCTCTTTAGGCAATTCTTGCCCTATCTTGATTAGAAACGCTTTATCTTCGTCTGTTAGTGCCATTTTAGCTCCAGCTCGTTAGTACGGATATTTGTAAATCACTTGTTAGTAAGTCGCCGCTAGGTAACGTTAAAACGCTAGGTGCAGTTACAGCGGTAACGTTAAATACAATAGAGCTAGCAGCCAATTTATTAAACACGGCTACTATTGTGTCCTCTATGCCTTGTAGGTTGCCTTCATTAGAAAACATAGGCACGGTCATAATTATTTTGAAATTAGCCATAGGCGATATAGTCGCTTGTGAATTATTGCTAGGCGTAAGGTACGGGTCTGCCGGGGCCACTACTACGCTGTTAGCAACTATGGTACTTGGCGGGTAGCTAAAGGTACTCCAAACAGCATTATTAGCTAAGGCGGCGGCTATAGTAGAGCGTAGTGTAGTAATCGCAGCTGGCATTATCCCACCATAGCGTTAGGCGATAAGTACGGTGCTAACAAACCGCGTATAGATGCCATTAAAGTATTAGACATCTTAAAAGGGCTAGGGCTGTAACCGTCTACGCTTACGCCGCCGTTTTGTGTGCTAAAACGGCTAGTCCAGATATTCTCAGCTAGCATAAGTGCAGCTGCGTTTATAGCAGGTGTATTAGCGTAGGTTGCCGTCTTTGTATCTTCACCGGTCATAGTGCCGCTAGGTACTACGCGCCTAAAGTTTTGATTAGCTGCCGTTTTTGCATATTGTATAAAGCTGTAACCCTGTGGGTATTGGTAATAGTTAAGCTGTAAATTAAATGCTGGTAATAAGCTAGTGCTACCAGAGCTAAAAGGTAGGGTGCTGGTAATTGTGTAAGTGCCGTTAAAAGTACTGCCAGCCCCGGCTACAGTAACGGATTGACCAGTAGTAAACAGGCCGGGGTTGGCTATCATCACGGTAGCTACATTGTTTACTAATGCAGTTCCCACTACCGGGGCAGAGTCAAACCATAGAAAACCGTTTATTAAATCTTGGGCAGCTTGGCAGGTGTCCTCTATCCAAGTGTAAGAGTCGTACAAAGTTCCAACACCTAAAGATGCTTTTAATGTAGCAGCAGTAACATAAGTAGCCGGCATTTTGTACCTTTCTTTGTAGGTCTGGTAGAGCCAAAGGGCTAAGGCCCTACCAGACTATTAGTTATTTATTAATTAACCGCTAAGCGGCAGATACCGTATGGGATTTTTGCAATAGTTGCCATAAAGCCATAGATAGCTACTTGTACCTGTAGATTTGATACTACGTTTACGCTCATATAAGCCTGAGGGCTTTCATAAACAGTAAATGCCTCTGGGGCTAAAATAAATGCAGAGTCGTCATTTACTCCCGCGGTCATAAATCTATCTACAAAAAGGTCTAGACCTAATACGTTACCGCGTACAGAGTTATTACTTACGATACCGCCGGCGTTAGCAAGTGCTGAGGCGTTTGGCTGATAAGCGTTAAAAATTGGGCGGCCTGTGTTATCTACTGCACCTAATAGCAGGTTATAGATACCGGTACTGCCTACAAAGTTTTGTGCAAAATATCCGCTGTTTTTGTAAACGTTAGCGGTACTTTCAGCGGTGTAAGAAATCAAACCTGCCGCTGTAGCTGCAACGCTTGTACTTGGAAAACCTGTTGCATTAATTGCAGTAATTACCGCTTGGTCTGTTGCGTTCATATACGCTATTTGTAATTGGTTGGTCAATTCTGTAAAGAATTGTGGGTTATCTGTTCTTTCAAGCAACTCAACACTTAGCGTATTCATACCAGAGTACTTATTTACAGTACCGGTTAAATACTGGGTTACCATACCTGTAGCAGATACAGCTCCAGCCTCTGCCTCAACAGTAACGGTAGGTGCTACGCCGGATAAACCGCCGTTTGAGTCTACAAGTGCAGGCACGTTAATTGTGTTGCCCTTAGGTGGTAATACCCCTTTACTGCAGGCATCTACCGCGCTTCTTGGGAAACGTGTATTAGTTACAAACTCTGATAGATACTGCGTTGGATTAAATGCAGGGTTTGTAGTCCAGCTATCGTCTGCAGCTGTTACATATAGCTTTGACTCTTCATTACCTAGAGCAGCTTTAATTTTATGCTCTGTGTATGCGCCCATACTTGTAATAGGTGTGCGTACTCTTTGTGAGTTTAATGCACTTGGCTTAATAATTCTGCGCGCGGCTTCTACTGGTTCAGTAGCGCCCGCGGCTTCATCATCTTTATAGCTAACGCTCTTTAGCGTTACTGTTGCACCGTCTGGTAAATAAGTACCTTCCGCTGCCATTTCTTCCGGGGCTTTATCCACGGTTTCTCCTGTCGTTTCTGTTGGTTGGTTATCTACTGCGTTTTCTTGTGCAGCAATTTTTAACACGGCAGCGCTTGGAAATGCAGCGCTCTCTACTAGAGATACCTCTTTTAAGGTAGCAGCCGTAACTAGCAGATAATCTTTTTCTTGGCGTGAGTCCTCTACCTC